TTACATTTAATTTTTCTTTAGACCAATCACCTTCAAATATTAATTTTCCTTTTACATTTTTAACAATTGTTGTTGTGTTGAAGTGATATACTAATTCTAGACCATAGGTACTTCCATCTATAAATGGCAAGCAATGAAATGGTTGAGCTTTACTTCCATTGGTATGATCGTTTGTTTCCCCAGCAAAACCGGGGATTTCAATCTTGATTTTACGAGGAGCAATACTAGTCCCGTAAGTGCGATACATAACTTTGGTTTTATTTTCCATAACTTATTACAGTGAAAATTAAAACAAATAAGACTAAATAATTCTATGCCAAACACAGCGCAAAATATGAATCACCAAGAAAAACAAATTAATCCTTGTCCAGATTCAAGTTTATTAAATATTTCCAATAATATTGATCCACCTCCGGGCATGAATTGCCACATGGAACCTGATAATCAAAATAATGTTAATAATAATGGTGCTTCTGACTGGTTACAAGATAATTTTATCAACAATCTTGGCAATGGATCAGCCAATAACTGTGATCCAATGCAAGCCGGAAAAATAGTTAATGAGCCAGCTAGTCAGTTAAACGAAAATACAATTTATCGATATTCAAAGGCATTAAGAGGCACCGACGAAGGTGTCATGGATCTTTTTAGAAATATTGTTGTAATTGATGAAGATGGAAAAGCAGTTCAAGTTCCAATAATTTGGGCAACACAAGAAAGAGCTGTTGCTGCAATTCTGCAAAAAAATGTTCGCAAAGATGAAACACTTGTTGTTGACAGAATTATATTGCCCATGATGGCAATTAGCTCAACTGGTTATGAATTTGATACTAAGAGATATACTTATCATCAAGCAATGAGTTATGTGGATGCTTATACAGGCAGAGAGCCTGATAAATCAGAAAAATTTTCGAACAGGTCTACATTGTTTGGGATTGGCAGAGGGATACCTATTAATATTTCTTATACAATGTATGTTTGGACAATGCAATTAGAAGATATGAATCAAATATTTGAACAAATAGTTACAAAATTCAGTTTAGTAGCGTACATAAAAGTAAGAGGAGTTTTGCAGGAAGTGATTGTTAAATTGGATTCTATTGCTAGTAACCTTAATACTGAACCGGGCGATGCGGCTCAAAGAGTAATAAAGTTCCAATTTGGCTTAACAGCAGAAACATTCGTTCCTATGCCAGCAAAAATATATGATTCTTTGATCAAAGTTGTAAAAACAGATTTGGTAAATTCTGTAGATGAAGATAAAATTACCAAAGTAATAGCTAAAATTGAGGAAATGGCACCACGATTATGATAGAAATAACAAACATTTGCAAGCATCCAGTTCAACTTGTTATAAAGAGCAAGAAAAAAATAAATTCTTTTACAACTTTAAATATTCCGGGTATCGGATGTAAAAAAAATATTTATAATTTAGAAGATGAAAGGTCTACTGCATATATAGAAAGAGTAGAAAAAATGGGTCTTATCAAGACTAGATATGTACCAAATAATATTTTGACTGAGGGAGAAAAGTAAAATGGCAACTTTACGAGGCTTTCCTGCAAGCAACACAATTAGCCCTTCTGTGAGAATCACAGAAAACGACTTCACTTTTGTTAGCCCAACCACAAGCTTTCATAAGGTCGGTTTAATTGGGTTTGCTAGCAAGGGTCCGATCAACACACCAACAAGTGTAAGAACTTTGACTGATCTTGTTACCAAATTTGGTAATCCACATCCTGACACAAGTGATCCTTATTTGATCTATGCTGCACAGCAAGTTCTTAGGGTTTCGAGTGAGGTTGTAATTACCAGAGTAGCGGACACAGATCCAACTAGTAATACTCAAGCAAATTCTGCTTCAGTTTTAGTTCCATCTACTGGTGGACTTGTTGATATTATCGGTTCAAGCACTGGAACTCCTAGTATCACACCAGTTGCTGGAGGAACTTTTGAGTTTGTCGAAGATGGTTATTTTAGTTGGAAACTAAATAATATTCTTGCAAGCAAAATTCTTATTGTTCCTAAGAATGATCCAACAACAAATCCAGATTATCCAACAGATTATACACTTGAAGAACTTGTGGATTATCTAAACTCTCAGCTTAATCCATCGATTGATGGAATTCAATTTGTAGCAACAACAAGCGAAACTTTAGGAGTTAAGTCTACTTGGGCTTACGGCGTAGGAGCTTCTATTGAATTAGTCTCCCACCAGAATTCGATATACGGTGGAATAAACAGTATTGTTGGTCTTGGCACTAGCATGACCCAAGCAGAATTAACTGGCTCTACAAATCGTTATCCACCTTCAGGTTCTGCTGGCAGCTGGGATTTTGATACATTAGATCCAACTGATTTGGCTAACGCTTTGCAAGTAGTTGTAACAGGAACAGGAAATGTTAATATCGATGATGTTGTTCAAATTATCGATCTATCAGTTCTAAACAATGGTCCTTATACAACAGCCGAAGTTGTTGATGAAATCAACACCCAGATTGATTCTCTTACTGGTGGCTTTGTAGCTTCCGATGATGGTTCTGATCATATTGTTCTTACAACTTTAGCTTATGGTTCAGGTAGTAAAATACTTGTTAAATCAGAAAGCTCAATGGATAGCATTTTTGGCATAAGCAATATTACTGCTACTGGTGATTCTCCTGTAAAAGCTACTGGAAGTGGTTTAACTGCACAAGCTGGCAAAGTAACTGGTGGTGCAAACAGCAGTGGATCAAAGAGTTTTACTATTTTCGCTGATAGTCCCGGTATTGAAGGCAATCAGACAAGAGTAATTATTACAACTAATCCTTATGATGGCACATTCCAGATGCAGGTCTACAATAATGGACAACAAGTTGAATCTTGGGGAAATCTAACCAAGAACCAACTTTCTTCTTTCTACGTTGAGTCTTATCTTAATACAGTTAGTAACTTTATCAGAGTTTCAGATAACACTGCTGTTACTGCACCTCCTGCTAATACGTCTACAACTGGTTTATTATTAACTGGTGGTACTGATGGCATTCCAGTTGATCCTGACACACAAGATGATTTAATCATCGGTAATCCAACCGCAGGCACTGGTCTTTATTCTTTCTCTGAACCAGAACAAGTTGATATCGACTTGATAGCAACACCGGGAAGAAGCTCAACAGCAGTTGTAAGAGTACTAATTGATATTTGTGAATCTTATCGTCAAGACGCTCTTGCAATTATTGACCCTCCATTTGGTCTTACAGTTAATGAAATCGTTAATTGGCAAAATGGTGTTCATCCTTTGAACAATACCAGACTTGATACTGATTTCGCTGCTTTGTATTACCCTTGGGTGGACATAACTGATACTTTCAATAATATCAGTGTTTGGGTGCCACCATCTGGCTCTGTTCTAGCAGCAATTTGTCAAAGCGATTCAATCTCTGGTCCTTGGTATGCTCCTGCTGGATTAACTAGAGGTGTTGTTCCAAATATCAATAATGTGTTCAGCAGACCTTCATTAGCTGAACGTGACTTAATGTATGGCAATAACAACGCTATCAATCCAATTATTAGTTATCCTGATGTTGGTGGATTTGTAATTTGGGGACAAAAGACTCTTCAAAGAACGCCAACCGCTCTTGATAGAATCAATGTCCGCAGAATGTTGTTCTATGTTGAAAAAAGCATCAAGAGCATTTCAAAGAATTATTTGTTTGAACCAAATAATGCTGCAACTAGGTCTGCATTTATAAACGCTTGTTCTCAAATACTTACTAGGCTTGTAGCAAATTCTGGGGCACAAGATTTCGTAGTTAAATGTGATGATGAATTAAATACATCAGATGTAATCGCAAGAAATGAATTAAGAGCAAGAATAGGTATTGTGCCAGTCTATGCTATCGAATTCATATTTATCGAATTTAATTTAGTAAGAACATTAGCATAATTAAAGAAAAACAAGGGAGGATTAATGGCTAATACAATCAATAATATGGGCATTGGGGCGCTAAACAACGTAGCTTTTAAACGAAAATACCGTTGGGTGTTTTCTGTTGAAAATATCGGTGGTGGTGGTCCTAACAGTTTTGGTGTTTCTGGTAAATATGTAAAATCAGCAAAAAGACCATCAATAGAAATCGATGATAGTGCTGAAATCAATTTTCTAAATGGTAAGACTTGGCTTCCCGGAAAAGCAACATTTAGTGAACTAGAATTCACTTACTATGATGTTGCTGTTCCCGGTGATCCAACTATTTCAAATCTTTTAAGATGGGTCAATAGAGTTTATAACTTTGCTGCTCCAGCGAACGGCGTTGCTAATTCGACAGAAATATCTGCAACTCAAAGAAGCTACGCTACAGATCCAACTGGTGCTGGTTTTGGCTATGGTGGAACAGGCAAGCTTATTCTTCTTGATGGTTGTGGCTATGTTTTAGAAACGTGGACTTTAGTAAACTGTTGGCCCAAGAGTATCGACTTTGGTGACCTTGATTATAGTGAATCTGCTGAATGTAATATTGTTATGACTCTTAGATATTCATATGCTAAGTATGAAAACAATTGTGCAACAGCTGCTCCTGAATTGTGCAACACTCCTGTTTGCGGTACTGGTTTGGGTGCTAATTTATAAAGGATAAAATCGATTATGCCTAAGATGGGTGTAGGTTTTGCTTCTTATACTACATTTAAGAAGCAAAACCGTTTTGTGTTACATATTCCTAATGTCACGCATGTTGGAAATAGTTCAACCCGTGTTTACAATAAAGTTTTAATAGAAGAAAAAGCTGCTAGACCTAGTGTGTCTTTTAAAGAATTTGATGTCCCACATTTAATGGAAACTGTGTTTTATGCTGCTAAGCCTGAGTGGAAGCCTATTCAAGTAACATTGTATGATGTAGCTGCAACTAATCCTGCTTTGAATTGGATTAATTCGATTTACTCGGTACAAAGAAATGCTTTTAGAGGTCAAACGGGTGCGAGTTATTTTGGTGCCATCGCTAACAATTTTAAAAGAGACATACAAATATTTATGTTAGATGGTTGCGGTTTTGCTTTAGAGGCATGGAATTATGTAAATGCATATCCATCTTCTGTTGACTTTGGTGGCACTGATATGACATCTGATCAGCCTATGAGAGTGGTAATGGATATCAGATATGATAGAGCATATTGGGAACCATGCAGCAGGAGATTAATAAATTTAGCATCATCATATATGATGCCTTAGTTATTCGCCATTATCTTCTTGTAATTTTTTATATTCATCTGGTTCGAGAAATTGATCTACTTCAAGAACCTTACGACATTCTTCAAGAAATGTTTCTAATTCTTTATTTTTCATACTAAGAATTCGACAAGCGCCAGACTTATTAAGTCTGCCTTTTTTAGTATAAACTAGGTTCTCGTTTGAAAGCAACAAACCAATTTTTTCTTTAAGATAACTTTTTTCAAGAATGGTAAGAAGTTCTCCGTTTTCGATACTTTCTAAAAACCTATTCTTCATATAAATCTCCTAAAAATCAAAGTTAGCTTAGTAAGCTAAATTTAAATATACATCAAATTGAATTAAAATCAAATTCTTTTAATAGGAATTTCTCTACTTATCTTTGCAAAGTAAAATTCTTGATATCTTTTCTTAAGTTCTTCGAAATTTTTGTTTGATCTGTAAATTTGTCTTAAGTGATGTATTAGGCATGTGGTTAAAAAATTAAATGCTTTACTTCCACGATGTGGATCAAACCGTTCGATTTTAGAAAAACATATAAATACGCCTTCTTGCACAGCGTCATCGTAATCAATTTTTTGAAAATTTCTAAATCGAACGATATTTTCTGCTAAAGTGAAAAATTCTTTTGCCAAATTATCTTGACTTTGTTTTAATATTTTTTCATTTTGAATAATTTTATCCTCATCTAGTTGTAGGGTAATTTTATCAGTATTCTTTTTATGGATTTCGTAATCTTGACGAAACAATTCATATTTTCTTTTATTCTTTTTAGCTTGTTGGAAATCTATAATGTTTTTTTCAAGGTATTTGTTATCAAGATAATGGTTACTCATATTAGAAATATAGTGTGAATCTATGAAAATAAATTGTGCAATCATAGTTGATTCTTTAGAAGAAAAAGAAATATGTGTGAATAAATTCTCACATATAGCAAATAAATCTTTTTTTACTTTTGACAAAACAATTAAATCTTTGAACTTATTAAAAAGCAAAAGAAATATTTTTCCTGAATTAGAATTGTTCTATGAAGGTGAATTCTTTTTCTTATTGTATCCAGATGAAGAAATTCTTTTTTGGGATGAAGAAGAGATATTTAAATCTCATCACAATCTAATTGTGGATAAATGGATAGTTAAGACGAAAAGAAGCAACGCTAAAATTCCAGAAGTTTCTAAAATATTTATAAAGAGTTCTTTTACCAATGTGAAAAGGTTTGATGAAGAATGGTGTAATTTATATTTGCCCAAAGGAAACTTGTTAGTAAAATTACAAGAATATATTTTCTCTAATGACATTGAATTAAACGAATTATTTATAATCTATCAATATGTATTTGAAAAATTAAAAGCAAGCCATCATAATCAAGAGCTTATAGACTTGATCAATTCTATAATTGAAAAATATCCTTCTTTTATAGAATTGATCAACTTGTGGGGAGATTACTTATATGAAATGAATCTTTTTATGGATGCAAAAATATATTATGAAAAAGCTTTAGAAATGGCATTTCATAGAGATATTTATGACTTTATGCCAATGATTCCAAGCATGCATAAAAATCATCCTAATAAAATGCTATCTAACATAAAAACATTAATATTAAAGTATGATACGATGATATAATCAATACAAATTATCAAGTTCATTGATAACAATTGTTACTTGATCTTCGTATCTTGTAATAGCTATTTGTTTACGACCGTGAGGAAGTTTTTTCATTTCTTTTTCAAGGTCACCAATTGAGCAATTGATAACACGCCAATTGTTTTTAGAAAGGCGTTCAATTTCTTCTTCTTGGGACATGACTTCTTTGCCCGGAAAGTAAGCAAGAACTTGATCTTTTGCTTCTTTTATAATCTTCTTGTATAATGGCACATTACAAGAACAACTAGGATTGTTGATAAATTTTTCAATTTCTGGATTCAATGATTCTGGTAACTTGCTACGAAAGTTTTCATCTTTCATAGCAGCTTTGATATCCATCAAGCTAACATATGCTTTAGATTGTTTCTGATCTTGATCGCTCATTTTTCTTTCCCCTTAAAGCATGACCACAGCTTACACATCTATAAAGAGTGTTTTGTTTAACAAATTTCTCTTTATCTGTTTCTTTTTCCATAAC